GGCGGCGAGGCGATCGAGTGGGAGAACGGTGCTTCTCTCCACGTCCTGCCCCCTGACCCGGAGAACTACCGCTCCGACGAGTACGCGCTGATCGTCCTCGACGAGGCACAGGAGGTCGAGGAGGACGAGGCCGCGTCCGAGCTGCTCGGTGGCGTCACGCCGACGATGGACACGGTCCCCGACTCGCAGCTCATCGTGGCCGGCACCGCGGGCAAGCGCCGATCGGGTCTCCTCTGGCTCGCGCTCGAGCGTGGCCGCGCCGGCGCGTGGGGCATCCTCGAGTTCGCGGCGCCGCTTGAGGCCGACCCGACCGACGAGCAGACGTGGATCAACACCCACCCGGGCATCGGGACGCTGACCGACCTCGAGACGATCCGCGAGCGGTACGACGACAACAGCCTCGTCGACTTCCAACGCGAGTACCTGGGGCAGTGGCCCGCGGACTCGACGGTCTCTGCGATCGATCCCGAGCAGTGGAAGGACGCCCGCGCCGACTTCGTCCCGCGTCCCCGACGCGTCGGGCTCGCGTTCGACGTCACGCCCGACGGCTCGACGTCCGGGCTCGCGTGCGCCTGGCGCGACGACGACGGCGTCGCCTATGTCGAGCTGCTGGCGTTCCGCGCCGGCGTCTCGTGGCTCCCCGCCGAAGCTCACCGCGTAGCCCGTGAGGCGCGCGTCGCGCTCGCCTACGACGTCGTCGGCGCGAACACGAACGTCGCGGACTCCGTCCACCGACGCCGCCCGACGGTCAAGACGCTCGGGATGCGCATGGCCGACATGCAGGGTGCCGCGCAGCGCATCGTGTCCGAGCTCGCGGCCGGCACCCTCAAGCACTTCGACCAGAAGGACCTGAACCTCGCCGCGGCCGGCGCGAACTGGCGGCACGTCACCGGCGAGTCCGCGCGCCTGTTCGGGCACAAGGCGTCCGCGCACAGCATCGTCCCGCTGACGTCCGCCGCGCTCGCGCTCTGGGCGTTCGACAAGCAGGCTCCCGCGCGGCGCAGGTCCCGCGTGATCCGCCCCACCGAGGAGGCAGCGTGACCTACCGCATGGACGCGTCGTCATCGTCCGTCGTCATCGTGTGCTCCGAGTGCGGGTGGCGCGCGCTCGCGTTCGACCGGCCCGCGTGCGCGCGCCTCGCCCACAACCACGAGCGCCGCGCGCATCCCGGCCAGCGGCACGCCGTGCAGATGGTCGCGGACTACAAGCGACACACCCTCTGAGGACCGTTCGTCGAATTCCAACCACCGGCCCGACGGTGTCGGTGTGGGTATCCGGTCCGCGCTCCGCATGAGCGCCGCTGCGTCGCAGGTGGGGTCGTCGTCTCCCCTCGCGCCCTCGACGCAGCGGCGCCGCGTGGTCTCCCCGTGGTCGACGGGGCAGCTCCAGACGATCGTCTGGTCCGACGTGTTCGGGGACCCGGCCAAGGCCCCCGTCTCGCGCGGCGAGGCCATGAGCGTCCCCGCGATCGCGAACGCCCGGTGGCTCATCACCGTCCCGCTCGCCCAGCACCCGCTCAAGTCCTACACGCAGGACCAGGTCGACGCCGACCAGCCCGCGTGGCTCTACCGGACCAACGGGCTCCTGTCCCCTCAGTTCCGAATGCTCTGGACCCTCGACGACCTCCTGTTCTACGGGTTCTCGCTCTGGGGCGTCGCGCGCGGCGCGAAGAACCAGATCACCGACGCGTGGCGCATCCCCTATGACGACTGGCAGTTCACCCCGGACTACCAGGTCTCGGACCTCGCCGGGAACGTCTACGGCGCGGACGAGGTGATCCTGTTCACGTCCCCGATGGACCCGCTGCTCGACTGCGCCGCTCGGACGATCCGCGCCGCCCGGAACATCGAGGTCGCGTGGGCCGCACGCGTGAAGGACCCCATCCCGCACACCCTCATCAAGCAGACCGAGGACGTCGAGCTCGACGAGGAAATCGGGCACGACGAAGACGGCGAGGCGTACACCGTCGCGGACGAGGTGCAGGACCTCCTGGACACCTACGTCAAGGCACGGCAGCGCGACACCGGGTCGGTGTCGTTCGTTCCGTTCGGCTACGACGTGGAGGCGTTCGGTGAAGCGGAGCCGCAGCTCTACATCGAGGGCCGCAACGCGGTCGCGCTCGACGTCGCACGGTTCACCGCGCTCCCGCCGGCGCTGCTCGCCGCCTCCCAGACCCAGGCGTCGCTGACCTACTCCACGCAGGAGGGACAGCGGTCGCAGCTCGCGGACTACTCGCTCATCGGCTGGGCCATGGCGATCGAGGCGCGCCTGTCCATGGACGACTGCGTGCCCGCCGGCCACTCCGTGAAGTTCGACCTCACGTGGGACCGCAGCCCCGCTCCCACCACCACACCGCCGCAGGAGGACTGATGACGACCCTCGAAGCCGCCGGGCAGCTGCTCGCCGCCGACGTCGACAACCGGACCCTGTCCTACCGCATCCTCCCGTTCGGGGAGCAGGGCCGGACCTCGCTCGGCCTCGTGACCGCGTCCGCCGGCACGATCGACCTGCCCGCCGACCCGTCCGCCGTGACCCTGAACCTCGAGCACGACTACACACGCCCCGTCGGTCGGGCGACTTCGGTCACCGAGACGGACGCCGGGATCGACGCCACGTTCGCCGTAGCCCGCACGTCCGCCGGCAACGACCTGCTCGCGGAGGCTGCCGACGGGCTGCGCACCGGCGCGTCCGTCGAGATCTCCGGCCCCGTGATCCGCGACGGCCGGCTGCTCGGTGGACGGCTCGACGCCGTCGCGTCGTGCGTGCGGCCCGCGTTCCCGTCCGCGCAGCTCACCGCCTCCGACACCGGAGACGACCCCAAGACCCCGACCGAGGCCCCGGCCGAGGACACCACCGAAGAGGAAGAGGAAGAGGTCATGCCCGAGACGCAGACCCCCGAGGCCGAGGCCGAGACCCAGGCCGAGACCACCACCGCCCCCGCGCAGCTCACCGCCGGGCAGCGCCCCGCCGGGACACCGGCCCAGCCCCGCCGGCCCGTGATCGAGTCCATCGCGGACCTGGGCCGGCTGCTCGCCCGGTTCCACAACACCGGCGACCGCGACGTCCTCGACGTCCTCCGGGCGAGCGAGAACGCCGCCGCCGGACAGATGTTCGCGGCCCTGTCGGACATCAAGTGGGACGGCACGGGCGGCCTCTCTCAGACGATCCGCCAGCCGCAGTGGCTCGGGAACGTCTGGAACGACCGCCGGTTCCAGCGCAAGATCATCCCGCTCCTGTCCCACGGCGACCTGACGTCGCTGACCCTCAAGGGCTGGAAGTGGACGACCAAGCCCGCCGTCGCCGCCTGGAACGGCAACAAGTCCGCCGTCCCCTCCGGGACCATCGGCGCCGACCCCGTCACCGGGACCGCCCAGCGCTACGCGGGCGCGCACGACATCGCCCGTGAGTTCCGGGACTTCGGGTCCGAGGAGTTCTGGACGATGTACCTCCAGGCGATGACCGACTCCTACGCGGAGGTCACCGACCTCGCCACCGCCGACACGATCAAGGCCGGCGCGACGGACGTCGTCCCGGGCACCGTCCCGACGAACGTCCCGACCGCCCTGTCCTACATCGTGGACGGCGCCCTGTCGATGATCGACGACATCGCACCGACGTTCGCGCTGGTCGCGAAGGACCTGTGGCGCGACCTCGTGCTCACGCCCACCGACCACGCGCTCGAGTTCCTGTCGGCCGCGCTCGGTCTCGAGTCCGGCACGCTCGCGTCGTTCGCGATCCAGCCGTACTCCGGTCTCGACGACGGCACGGTCCTCGTCGGCTCGCGGCTCGCCGCGACCGTGTACGAGCTGCCCGGGTCTCCGATCCGCGTCGAGGCCGAGAACCTCGCCAACGGTGGCATCGACGACGGGTTCTTCGGCTACCACGGGACGCTCATCAACGAGGCGACCGGCCTCGCGCTCGTCGCACCGTCCGCGGGCTGACGCCAACCGCCCGGCCCGCGCGCCCCCTGAGCGCGGGCCGGGCCCCCCACCCCGACCACGAGAGGAGCAACGTGACGGTCATCGGTTGGGTCGACTCCGGCGACATCGCGGAGCGGTACCCGTGGGCGCAGCAGGTCCTGCCCGAGGACCTGGAGGACGCGCTCGCCGCGTCCTACGAGCAGTGCCTCGCGTTCGTGAACGGCCGCGACCCGCTCGACGCGAGGGACGCCGACGGGCAGCCCGTCGGTGTCCCGAAGCGGTACGAGCTCGCGCAGGTCAAGCAGGCCCGCGCGCTCATCCGCGCGGACTACGCCGGCGACGGCGGCACGCAGCTCGGACCCGACGACATGCCCGTCACGGTGTTCCCGATGGACTGGACCGTCAAGGCGCTCCTGCGCCCCCGCAAGGGCGCCAGGGGGCCCCGATGAACGTCCGTCAGGCGATCACCGACCTGTTCGCTCCCCTGGACTCCCGGTGGCCCCGGATCAAGTACCCGGCCGCCGACCTCGGTCCCGCGACCTACCCGCTCGTCACCTACTGGACGGACACCGTCACCCCGCCGCAGACGGCGTCCGCGAAGGGCCGCCGCGAGGTCAAGGTCGCGCTGGGGCTCTGGACCGTCCCGCTCAACGAGAAGGCGGAGGACGCCCTCGACGACGCGCTCGAGCAGGTGCTCGAGCTCCTCGACTCCGCCTCGTGGCTCACCTACGAGCCGGCCGCACGCTCCACCTGGGGCGAGAAGTACACCGGGTACTCGATCACGCTCACCGCCTACACCACCTCGGAGGACTGACCCATGGCTGTTCTGGACGTCAAGCCGCTCGTCATGAAGAACGTCGAGCTGCTGCTCGGCAGCGGCACCCCCGACGACTTCCGCAAGCACGTCGACCAGGTCACCCTGACCCCCTCGTCGTCCGCGATCACGTGGACCGGGCTCGGCGGCAACACGGTCTCGGACGTCGCCACGGCGACGTGGACCGCCGTCCTGGACTACGCGCAGGACTGGTCGAGCACGACCAGCCTCTCGCAGTACCTCCACGCGCACGAGGGCGAGCACGTGGAGGTCGTGTTCGCCCCGGAGGACGGCGGTCCGACGTTCGAAGGCGTCGTCATCATCACCCCGGGCGCGATCGGCGGGGCCGTCAACTCCGTCGCGACGACGTCGGTGACCCTCGGCATGGAGGGCAAGCCGACGCTGGTGCCGGTCACCCCGTGATCAGCGTCAACGACGACCGTCGGCTCCAGGCCGCGGTCCTGGCCATGAAGCGCCTGGACCGCGACCTGAAGCGCGACATCGCCACCGCGACCCGCACCACACTCAACCCGGTGTGGAAGGGGCTAGTGCAGCGCCACGCGACCGGCACCGCCGCGCGGGTGCTCGTGCCCGGCACGAGGATCGCCGCCGGAAACCCGCCTCGCGCTGTCGCCGCATCGTCCACCCGGGCGATCGGCCGGTCCCGACGGCTCAAGCCCGCTGAGCACTGGCAGGCGTGGGAGTTCGGAGCATCCGACCACGACGGGTACTCCACCTACACGCGCCGGTCCTCGAAGGGCAAGCGGTCCCAGGTCCGCCGGCGCACCATGACCGGCCTGCCCCGCCGCACCCGGCAGGGCCGCGTCGTCTATCCCGCGTTCGCAGAGCTCGGCCCCCGCGCCGTCGAGCTCTGGCTCCAGATCATCGTCCGCAAGACCCGCGACGCCGCCGAAGGAAAGTGACATGGCCAAGGGCATCAACATCGACTTCGTCGCTGACGTGTCCCGGTTCCTGTCCGGGACACGGAACGTGTCCCAGGCGCTCGACGACGTAGTCGACGCGCTCGACGACGTCGGCAGCGAGGGCAAGGACTCCGCGCGCGACGCAGAGCGCGGCCTGTCCGACGTGCAGGACGCCGCGAAGGACGCCGCCCGCGAGGTCGACCGGCTGCCCGACAAGCTCGACGACGTCGGCAGCGCGACCAAGGACGCCGGCGACACCGCGGACAAGCTCGAGCGGAAGTTCTCCGACGCGTTCGACAAGGTCCGCACCGACGCCAAGACGACCGGCTCCGACATCGGCACCCACATGCACGAGGGGTCCGAGCGAGCGCAAGAGGGCTTCGACGAGATCAAGGACTCCGCGCGATCGAACGCGACCGAGACCGCGGCATCGTTCGACGGGTCGTTCGACTCGATCAGCGACGGCGTGCAGGGCACCGTCGCTGAGTTCCTCCA